AGCGCGGTAGGCTATCCTGAACCTAAGAACGATTGTTCTTTTCGTTCTCTGAGTAGTCCCGTGGGAGTAGGTCATAAAAGACAAAACCTAGATCCGACTCCCACAACTCGATCCGATCTTGACCTTTCAACTCGGGCCAGACGGACTGTTCTATATTCAGATCACTCAGATTAAACCCAAAGACCGGCTGATCTGTAGGGTAGTGCGTTTGTGTCTCTTCATCATCAGCACACCCGTCTAAGCCTAGGTTCCAGAAATAGGGCACGTAGATAGGCTCACCCTCGAATTTGCCAGGAGTTGTGATCAGCCCCTGATCGTCTACTTCGAAACACGTGCCGTGTTCTTTCGACAGATCAAATTCATAGCGTTCTAGTCTCAAGCGTTCTGAAGCTTCGTAGTCTTTACGTGTCATGGTTGCCTTTCGTTTGACCCTTGGTTCAGGGCGACCTATGAAACAGAGACGATATAGCTTGCTTCGTAAGGGCACAGTCCGTCTAGGTTCGCCCACGTCGAGCCACGGCCGGCTACAGGCTCTAGTAACACTCGGTCGGTTCCGTAGGTTGTCTTAACGTCTACGATTGTGGCTTGGAAGGTGCAAGCACCGTAGGGCCTATCTACCAGCTTCCCGATCAGTTCATTAGCTTCGCTTACTGTCATGTCGTGTCTCCCTTGTGTTGATTAAACTTAACGCTTGCATAGTGTCGCATATGCGAATTCAGAATACAAGCGTAAAGTGTTATTTATTTTCAACAGCGGTACAAGTGACAGCGTAGGCGTGAGCGTAGGCGTGAGCGTAAGCCTAGCCGTAGCCTCAGGCGTAGCCGTAGGCGTAGCCGTGAGCATAGGCGTAGCCATAGGTGGGTACTGCACCCTGGGTACGACTTTATTCACTGGGTCCGCGCGCGCAAGACGTAAAACCGCGCGGGGGTCCGTAATACATATATACCCGACCAAAATTTATTTCCTCCATTTTTCGTTTATCATCGGCTATGCGTCTCTGGCTCTATGGTGTGTGTGGGCTGGCGGTCTCTGTGGGCCTGGTCGGCCTCTGGCGCTGGTCTGAGTCACGTCTGGGGGGTCCCCCTGGGGGTGGGGTAGAGCAGTGGTGGCAGACGCCTCGTGGGGCGGGGTCGGTGGAAGCCGAGGACTGGGCGCGGTGGACGTGAGGCCCGAGAGTCCGTATAAGCAGGACGCATAATGGCGCAAGACACCATTCTTGAGATGTTGCACCGTTCCCCATCGCTGCCTCCGTTATCGGAGGAGGAGCAGGCGCTTATGAATGCGATGGCCGAGCGGGAGCAGGCAGAGACCAGAGCGAGACGGACAGAGGAACGCCCTGGGATCTCGGATACGGCGTGGCGAGCCGCCTATGGCGTGGCGGATGTGGTCGATCCAGCCATTGGCTCAATCGCGGATTTGGCGATTGGAGCCACGGTGGGGGCTGACCCATTTTCCCGTACCCAGCCGATCTGGGAGCAGCGCCCCTCGATGCAGGAGCTGGGAGAGACGATTGCCACAGCCGTCATGCCACTGGCGAGTCCGCTCAGGAAGGCCGCGTATCGGACGCTGATGTTAAAGAAGCTACTAGCACAGATTTCAAAATTAGAGCCAGGAGTTTCAAAACAGATGTTTGAGCGGTTGCTGAAGACTCATCCACAGGTGATGGCCGCGTTTGAGCATAGTGGGGGAACAATCCGAACAGACCCCAGCCCACCGGGTTGGTCTGTACTTGATGATATTGCTGCATCGGCAAGCGGCGGCTCGTATAAACCAGTTAGACGATTAGGGGCATTTCAACAAGGCCCTTCATTAGAAGACCTTGTCACAGGCTTACGAGAGACTCCACGCTATCCCACGATTAAGATCACGCCTGAATCGCTTGTCCAGACACTGGATCGTCCTGAGATAAGGAGCAGTCGTCTGAGGGGTGGTCTAGGTGTAATAGATACGGGAGAGACAGCCGCCCATGAAGTAACACATTGGGCGCAGGCTTTAGGAGGAAGCGACCTGCAAAAAGCAGATTTGACAGTACGTGAAATAAATAAGCTAAGAAGAACGTATGATGAGCTAGATCGGTCGGTGAGTGGGTATCGTCAGACGAATACTGGCCGTCAACTGCTTGAGAAGATACGCGAATTGAATTCCGAGCACGCTGCGTTGGTTCGTCGTGTTGAACGTGGTGCAGATATAGCAGGTCCTCGCCAATCTCGACAGATGCGTGCTGAACAATAGCGATGTCCCCCGCGATTAACCTCGGCTATACGCCCCGTCCGCAGCAGGTGGAACTCCACCGGGCGCTGGGGACTCATCGCTGGGTGGTCGCCGTCTGTCACCGCCGGATGGGGAAAACGGTCTGTGCCATCAACCATGTCATCTTTTCAGCCCTTGAAGCGACGGTCGAACGCCCCCGGTTTGCCTATATTGCCCCGACGTATCGGCAGGCGAAGCTGATTGCCTGGGATTACGTGAAGGCGTATACCAATCCGCTCCCAGGCATCGAGCAGCGCGAGAGTGATTTGATTGTGAATTTCCCCAATGGCGCACGGATGCAGCTCTTTGGAGCCGATAACCCGGATGCGCTCCGTGGCCTGTTCTTTGACGGCGTGGTCTTTGACGAATTTGGTCTCCAACCAGCCAATGTCTTTTCGGAGGTGGTGAGACCGGCCCTGACCGACCGAAAAGGCTGGGCGCTGTTCCTTGGCACACCCAATGGAAAGAACCAGTTTTACGATGCGGTGCAGACGGCGGCCATTGATGACGACTGGACCTGTCTGACGTTTCCGGTCTCAGCCACAAAGTTGATTGCCGAAGATGAACTCCAGGCGGCACGAAACGTGATGACGGCGGATGAATACAAGTGCGAGTTTGAGTGCTCGTTTGAAGCCGCTGTCAAGGGGTCGATTTACGCCGATCAGCTCGAAACGGCCCGGAGCGAGGACCGGATTGCCCGTGTGCCCTACGACCCGGCGCTGCCGGTCGATACGGACTGGGATCTCGGCATGGGTGACTCGACCGTCATCATCTTCAGCCAGTCCCTGCGGTCGGGAGAAGTGCGGCTGATTGATTTTGTCGAAGCCAGCGGAGAGGGTTTGCAGTATTATGCCAATGTGCTCGCCACACGCCCCTACGTGTATGGGACACACTGGGCACCCCATGATATAGCGGTCCGGGAACTCGGGACCGGGAAGAGTCGGTTGGAAGTGGCGGCAGGATTTGGACTCAAATTTGAGATTACGCCACGGGTCACCGGGGGTGCGTCCGAGGTCGAAGACGGCATTCATGCCGCTCGACTGCTCTGGCCGCGCTGCTGGTTTGACGAGATCAAGACCCGTCCGCTCGTGGAGGCCCTCCAGCATTACCGTCGTGACTACAATTCCCGGCTCGGGGAGTTTCGCAGTACCCCGGTGCATGACTGGAGTTCCCACGCCGCCGATGCGTTCCGGGGGTTAGCGGTGCGACACACCGTGCCGAAGGCGAAGAAGCGCGAACCGTTTACCATTGATGAGATGCCATCGTCGATGGAGTGGAACTGGGTATGACAGATACGGCGATCATTGATGAAGCGATGACACGCTTCAAACTCAGTAAATCTGCCTCCCAGGATCAACGAGATCGTGAAGACGAGGATCTCGCCTTTCAGATTCCCGAGAATCAATGGCCGGATGAGGCCCTGGCGCTCCGAAAGGGTGCAGCAGGGACGCCTGCACGTCCACATCTGAGTATTTCCAAGCTCGATCAGCCCATCCAACTGATTATTAACCAGCAAAAGAGCGCCCATCTTGGGGTGCAGGTCCATCCGGTCAGTCCAGAGGCTAATCCCGAGACAGCCACGATGATCCAGGGCCTGTATCGGTCGATTGAGCGAGATTCGAGAGCGAATATTGCCCGTGGGTGGGCGTTTGACCGGGCGGTGAAGGCTGGGACCGGGTATTACCGGGTCAATACGGTTTACGACGACGAAAGCGACGATCCATTCGACCAGAAGATTGTGATTGAGCGGCTGTTGCATCAAGATGCGGTCTATCTTGATCCCTCCTCGCAAATGCCTGACTGGAGCGATGGGGAATATGCGTTCATCTGTAGCTGGGTGCCGATGGATCGGTATAAACGCGAGTACAAGAAGAGTGCAATGGCCGCCTACACCGATGATGCCCTGACGGCGCTCTACGGAGAGATGCCCGAGTGGGTCAGACAGGATGGACCGGATAAAAATAGTGTCCTCGTGGCCGAATATTTCCGTAAAACGTACAGGGAGCGCACCTGGGTGGAACTCGTCGGGGGTGGATACGCTTTTGAAGACGAACTCGGCGATGACGAGGTGCCACTGGAGGGGGGGCGGCGTCGGACGACCTCGGTCCCGACGGTGACGTGGTCAGTCATTAACGGCATTGAAGAAATCAATCCAGCACAAGCCTGGAATGGCCGGTATATTCCGATTGTGCCGGTGATTGGCCGGGAATTGCAGCCGTTCAAGAAGGGAACCTCCACGGATCGCTATTTTGTCGGGATGATCGGACCGGCGAAGGATGGACAGCGGCTGTACAACTATGCGGCGACGAATGCGGTCGAAATCGGGGCGTTAGAGCCCCGTGCGCCGTGGATTATGTATGAGGGTCAGGACGAAGGCTTCACGAAGATGTGGGAGGAGTCGAATACGCGGAATTTCCCGGTCTTGAAGGTGAAACAGGTCAGTTTGACTGGTGGCACGCCTGCGCCACTCCCGCAACGGGTCCCGATTGACGGCAGTCGCCTCAATGTCTCGATGCAGCTCCTCCAGCAGGCGAATGACTATATTCAGGCCACCACCAGCGTTTTTGATCCGAGTCTCGGACGTGGTGGGTCAGACCGGAGTGGCCGAGCCGTGCAGGCG